CTTTGGTGATGCTTTTGATGCGTCATCTCCACCGACAACTTTATCTTTACCGGCTACTTTTACAACCGTGCCAGGTCTCATTTTATGCTTTTTCTTATAATCTGCAAACTCTTCTGGTGTTTTGAATTCTAATTCAACTAATAGATTTTTTAAGTTAATCACTACTCACCCCTTATGATATGGTTGATTATGTCTTCTGCTCTACAATAATCTCCACAAGTTCTACCTTGCTGTGAATTATTTACGGATTCATTCATCGGATATAAGAACGCTCCGTGTGTTGATGGATTAGAAACAAAATCAAAAGCGATAAGTTCAAAGTCATCTCCTACTTTTGAAACGGTGTCTCCGTTGGCTTCTTGAACCATTTCGACACTACCTAATCCTCGTGAACTGATACCTAATTTGATACCATTCTTAAATAGTTCTTTTAAAATATTACCACTTGGTGTTGTAAGTATTTCTACCGTACCAACTAAATTATCACCTTCAAAGTGCATTTCCTTGACATTGTGAGAAACATTTTGTAAATTAACAACTGAACTATCTGGGTGGTCTAATTCACCGAGTGCTCTATTTTGTTTTACAAAATTCTCATCATACTTTTTAGATTCACGAACTAATATATTTCTTGGATATACTCTTCCGTTTTGGTTTTTTGCTTCTGCTCTTTGTAATACACCTTTAACAACTAACTTTCCGTTGTTTTCTTTCATCGCCTCATTTATTTGAGTCGGTGTAATGCTAAATGGTATATAATCTACGATAACTTGTTTCATTATTTTAAATTTCCTACTTTGTTTGCCATTTTGACTAATCTTTCTGAAATCTTGGTCAACGCTTTGTGTGTATTTTTCCAATAGTCTTCTGACTTCATATTTAATTCTGTTTTTAATTTAAGATTCATCTTTACGGTTTTGTCTAATTCGTTTAATGCGTCTCTAATTTCTCTCATTGAACGACCAATCTTTTGTTTTGGTGTTAGAGATTCGTCGTTTCTCCATTGATGATAACGACCTTCATTTACTGGCTTGTATCCACCAGCACGAGTAATCTTTTTTAATTTTTCTTTATCTTTTTTTCTTTTACCTCTGAACGAGTAGGGTGTGTCATAGTAAATACCAGTTCCCATTGGATTCGCTGCACCTGCTGATGCCGTTGTAGATGCTTCTTCGAGTTCATCATCTTTTAGTTCTTGAACAACTAATTTTTTGATATACTCTTTTAACTTAGCTATTTTTTCGTGTTTGGACATTTTTGATTTCCTTAATTAATTCATAGTATCTCATCAATGCAACCACGTGTTTATCTTTCACGATTTTTCCTTTTGTAGCTGAGTCAGTATAGTCAATAGCTTCTGATAATTTAATCTTGGTAATTTTATCGTTTACTTTTGGAAGTAATTCTTTTAGAGCTCGTTTGATTTTGATTACTTCTGAATCGATAAATTCTTTTAATGAATTTGTGTTTGATACATTATTGATATATTGTTTCAATAAGTTTTTTTGACTTTCATTAAGAGTTTTATACTTAGAATTAAATTTATCTACTAATAATTGATAACTCAACAATCTTAAATCTTTTTCTTGTTCCGCATACTCACTTAAATTGTGTCTTTTTACTCTGGATTGTTTAGTTTGAGTGATATGCTCGGTAATTGTTATTGATGAATCAGTTTTTTGTATTGGACCAAAGTCTTCTTTACCTACTTCCGACTGAAAAACACGATAGATTGATGCCACAACTTTAAAGTTAGGTATACGAGTGTTGAAAAACTCTTTTATATCGTAATTTTCTTTGATTGTTTTGATTAGGTTGTATTTTTCGTTTGCTAATCGACGATTAGACAATTTTCTACGACTTTTGACTACGGCTTCAACTAAAGAAGATGCGTGAGTCAAGTTTTTGTATTTTTTATTCAGTAAGATTGAATATAGTTCGTATTCTTTACCTAATTCAGTATTTTTATTAAAGAATTCCTTAAATAATTTAACTGATTTAGGGCTTTTGCTATCATTTATAACGTCAACTGTTATTTGACGAGATAAAAGTTCATAAAGAATACCTGTATTCTTTATCTTATTATGTTTTACATAAGACATTTGAGCTCCAAAGTATTTATCTGTATTTTATCAATAATAAATATAAAACTTTTAAGAAATCGGTATTTATTCCTTACCTTTTTCCTCTTTATATTCATTATATTCTTTTTCTAATTCATCTACTTGGGTAGTTTCTTGTATTATGTCTTTTGACTTTTTACCCATAGTTTTTTTCAAGGCGTCGTAGTGGGCTAATGCTAATCCTCTACGATTTTTAGTTTGTTTCCCTAATGGGTCTCGACCTCTTGCTCCACTATCTTTGAATGGTTTATTCATTTCTGGTGGACGACCACCTTGTTGGTCATCTGGTCTATCATCTTGTCCGTCATAAAATGGGTCGAATACGGAACCTGCTGCTGTATCGGGTGGTGTTGCGACATCGTCTGCACCGATACCAACTGACGCCATACTACTTGGTGTACCGATTGCCTCACCGGTATCCATTGGGTCATTACCTTCCATTTCAATCTGTGAGTGTCTGAATTTTTGTTTTTGGTCATCAATGATTTGATTTTCAATATCAATCTTTTCTTTGTCAGAAAAGTTAAACACATTGTCATACACCCATTTATAAGGTAAAATTTTATCTTGTATCATATCACGAGCTAATGAAACTTTTTGTCCAAACAATTCAATCTTTTCTTGTTCATACATTGTTGAAGGACTTGCTAACTCTAATTCAAAGTTTACTAAGTCTTCGTCTGTATATCCTTGTGAATATAAATGAACAACTGCAATCTTTGTTAACTCTGATACGATAATTCTTTGTATTCTTTCAATGGTTCTGGCAAATCTTACATCTTCTGCCGCAAGTGTTGCTTTACCACCGACATTTTCATCAAACCCTAAGAACGCTTTTGGAACTCTTAGTGATGCTAATAGTTTGTTTTTTAAATACTCGACATCTTCGGTTGAGTCATAATCAATACCACCTAACTCATTGATTTCAGTTCCACTATCTCCGCCTCTAACTGGCAAGAAGAAGTCCTCTGTTAAGTTTTGTATATTGTATTTTAAGTTATACTCACCTGACGCTTCATCCATAAATGGTGTTTTCTTCATCTTGTTGATAATTCTTTGCATATAGTTATCAACTTCGTTTGGTGGTATATTACCGATATCAATCTTGAATACTCGTTTAGAAGGTGCTCTCATAATTCTATGAATCAACATAGCGTCTTCCATAAGTGTTAATTGTTTCCAAATCTTTCTTGTAGATTCAATCATAGACTTTCCGTAAGGTAAGAAATTACTATCGTTTGCTAATCTAAAGTGTGCAATTTGGAAATTTTCAAATTCTATTTTTCCTTTACCACTTGGCTTTTGGCCGAAATACGGGTGTGCTCCTTCAATACTTTCTAAATAAAATTTAGTGTAGTAAGGGTTTTCAGGGTCTTCTCCCTCGGAACGAATAATTTCATAAGGTGAAAGTGGAACTACATTAGTAATACCATACTTTTCACTTATGTCTAAGTGTAAAAAGAAATCACCATACTTAACCATATTACGAACCCAAGGCCATAGGTTGAACTCAATGTTCATAATGTCATAAAATAAATTGTGTAAGATATCTTTTATATTATTATTATCAGAGTGAATTTTTACTACATCACCATACTCACCTTTCATTGTAGACTCATCTGAATAAATGTCTAATGCACTTGATATGATTGGGTCTGAATCCATTGACTCATAGTCTTTAAACAATGCCAATCTCGCCGCCATAATTTGATGAACCGTAGAATAACCTGTTCCTACTAAATCTAAATTGTTGTGTAGTTTTGTATATCTATCAACAAGATGACTTTTAACTTGTTTTTGAACTTGGTCTGTATCGGCAATCTTTAATTTTTTACCACCGACATTACGAACAATTACATTTGTACTGAATAATCGTTGCAATCTCCCAAATAATGTTGTATCCGCCATTTTTTACCTCACTTTTATAAGAGCCAGTCTAATGACTCTTTTTCTTTTCCTGTGTCCCAATCCCAACTATCATTTCGTTGTATATCGTCTTGGGTATATAAACCCTCATTATCCATCATTTTGGATAGGGTTTTCTTTGTTAATTCCACACCTTGTGTTCGTAGTCTTAATGCGGTATCACGAACCCAAAGTCCAATAGCAAAAGACATAACAAGGTCATCATTGTATCCTCGCATAGCTTCTGCTCTATTATTTATATAGACAAAAGTCAGTAGTTCATCAATCAAACGATTACTACGAACCACTACACTTTCCTCTCT